GCGAGCAGCGTGGCTCCCGCCGTATGAAAGCGGACATAGCCCACGCCCAGTTCCAGCACCATCGTCTGCGTGGTGGAATAAGTAAACGGGATTAGCCGCGTCTTGAGACTGTTCGTCTTAACGCCACGCACAAAGGCAAAGCCCGGACGATTCTCAGCCGGGCCTTGTGGCACGGCCATAAAGTTTCGCATCGTCGCCGCACCCGCCTGGAACTTCGGATCGTCGATCCGACCCAGCATCTTCGGCGAGACTTCACCCCCAGAGAAACTCTTTTGAAGACTCCGCACATTCGCCACACTACCTCCCGCTCATCCACTTCACAATGTGTTCTGGCTTTTGGCTGCGCTGGTTACTGTCTTCCGATTGGGCTTGGATCAGGTACTGTCCGAGCATCTGCGACGCTCGCTTTGCTTCAGCGGCACCCGTCTCCCCTTTGATAATCGGCCCCGCCAGCATGGAGGCGAGATGCCACGAAAGGGACATCACAAACAGGGAAGGGAACTTGGTGGTGTCCGTGATCCGTACCGTGTAGCGCAAGACCGCATTCTCTTGGTCGGTATACAGCACCAGTTGCCCATCTGCGAGGGTTTCAATGGTGTACGGCTGTGGGGTATAGGCACCCGCCGCCACGATGGGGGCATAGGACAAGAGGGTGTCAGCCGGGGCAAACCGTGTGGAATAGTCGTCGGTCGCATCATCAGGCAGCACGGAGAGGACCGTGAGGGTATTCGCCGGGAGTGCATAGGCGTAGTCCCATTCCGTCCAATCGCTGGTGAGCGAGGCCGGGACAGAGCGGCGCATGGAGAAATTCCATCGATGCAGTTCCAGAAGCGTATCCCGCGCAATGGGGTAGAACCGCGCACAATGCTCCGCTTGCGCCGAGCCTTCCGGAGGATTGAGGCTCGACACGGTCGCGGTATCGCCGAGGTGGGCGAGGGCCAGATTGCAAATATCGACTTCAGAAGCCATGCACGTTCTCCTTCAGCCAGCACACACGGAGGGGTGCAGTCGCCCACACCCCTCCGAATGGTGTTTACGTCACCGAGAAACCGGAGGCGTAATACTTCAACCCATCACCGATGTCCATCACCACATCGGCAGTGAACGCCCCTGCACTCAGGTTCGCCACGGCGACCACATAGTTGGCCCCCAGGTAGCGGTAGGCCAAGCTACCAATCTGAGGATTGATCCTCACCGCGATCTTTTTCCCGATGATGAGATCGGCTTTCGCGATGGGGCCGCTTGCCCCTAAAATGACCGGACTCGTCAACGCCGCCGCCGCCGATCCAATCACCTGGAAGTCCACCGTGGTCGCACCAGCCGAGGTGGCTGCTGCATCCACGGAAAAATGCACGTACAGGGCCTCGCCTTCGCCCATGTCCCGTGCTGTCAACAGGTCAATGGTGTCGGTGGACACCGCCGACGCGGTCACGGCCTGTGCCGTGCTTACTCTTAAGTTCTTATCAGTAATCATAACAAGTCTCCTTCTTCAGTCGTAAAATTAGCTGACAACCGATTCAGTGTTCACAATAGAATCGACGCGGCGCAACGGCACACCCAAGAACGACAGGTAGGACGTAGGAGTCCCAAACTGGCTCAGGGCTTCGTTGATCTTCAAGACGTATTGGCTCTTATCCAAAGCCGCAATCGTCAGGCCGCTATGGACGGTCCGATTCATGTAGAACGCGGGTCGTCCCATCGCCATGTTCGGAATGCGATAGAGCGCACGGGCCATCAACTTGATCAACGCCGTGGCGGCTGAAGCCGCTTGTGTCGTCGCCTGCGCCATCAAGTCCGAGACATCGATGTTCGCAATGCGGACCACATATCGCCAATCCTTTACGACCAGCCCGTTCTTCCACTGATACCGCGTCGCATACGCCTGCATCCGGGTCGCATCGCTGTTGTAGACGGTCTGTTCGCCCAGATCCTCATGGACCAGGCCCGCCTTGCTGCCCTTCGGGAAGGGACAGTACACGGTGTTGTCACCCCAGCAGACCAAGAAGACGGAGGTATTGTCAGAACCCGACGCACCCGCTGAGAGAATGTTCTGGGCGTTCGCCGCAGACAAGCTGGAATAGCGAGGAGCCAAGCCTAGATACTTCTTCGGGTCCGTACCTGGATCACCGTAGAACATGGTCGTGGCTTGCTGTTGGTTCATCGCCTCCAGGAAGGCGACATCTTCTGAGAGACGGAACTGCGCGGTATTCCCGTTCAGTAACGCCAAGTCCTTGTCCACTTCCGACCGCGCTTCCAACATGCCGCAGGCTTCATCAACCTGTGCCGTGGTGGATTTGCTGGACGGAATACCTTGATTCAAGGCTCTCCAATACACGGTCGGCAGTCCCGTGCGGATCACGACGCGTTCGCCGGTCGGCAAGTTGCCTTCCTTAAACACGCAATCGTCGAGGATTTCATTCGACTGCGAGAGCAGTTCGGCCACCACCGGAATGCGGCCTTCGGGATCGGTACGCTTCGCCCAATCCGCGAGCGTTAAAGAAGTTGAAGTCAGTGTTGCCATGATATAAATCTCCTTACATTATGAGGATTGCTTGCTATACAGTACGTCCGCATATCCGTTAAAGTTCTTCGGCATCGGCTGATGCCCGGCAGTCCCAGGCACAAACTGATCTTCAGCAATCGCTTTCCCGGCGCGAACCATAAACCGAATGACATCGGGATGGTTGCCCAATCCCGTCTGATTCAGTAACGCTTTCAACTCTGGGGTGCCAAAGGCATCCAGAGCTTTCTTCGCGACCGACAGATTCTCGGTGAGCTTCTCGCCCCCGAACTCCTTGTCGGACTGCGATTGCGTCAGCCACTGCGTCTGCACCTCTTTGATCTGCGCCATCTGCTGGGCTTGGATCGCAGGGGTCATCCGATTCATCAGCGTCTGCGCGGACTCCTGTGAGAGGTTCAGCTCTTTCGCCACATCCGTAAATGAGGACATGGTGGCGGCACTCACAACCTGTCCGTCTGGCGCAGTGAGCGCAAACGGGGGCGGTGTAGGGAGGGCCTGCGGCTGGCTGGTCCCCGGCGCATCCTGCGTGGGGCTCAGACTCGTCACGGGGGTCGTGGGAATCCCTACTGCCTCTGGACCCGTCGGTACGGAGGTGGCAGGGGCTGTGGCCGTGGACCCGTCAGGCGTGGTCGTTGACGGGGCGGTCAGGACTGTCTCGTTCATGGATACTCTCCTTCACCATTACGGCGTATTGTTCTGGACACAGCGTATGAATCATTGACAGGGTGCGATTGCCAAAATTTCGATTCCCCTCCGCGAAGGCCATGGTCATCGCATTGGAGTTGAAACTCAGACGAAACACCCCACTCTGATCCAGTAATCGCCACACAATGCGGCGACCACGCTTATTCGACATCAACCACCGAAGATCGACCCCCTCGTTCTCGTGAATCAGCTTGTCGCGCTCGGTTCGTGCATGTGCGTCGCGCTCTTGACCGCGAAGATCGAGGGGGTCGTGGAGCATTAGACCTCCACCGCTGAGGGTGAGGTATAACCCGAAAACATATTCGTAATATCTGTCAAGGCGTTCTCATTTTGCCCGGTCTGCGCCGCCGCCATATCCTTCACGGTCGCCGCTTGTTCCCGCATCGCCGCCACCTGGGCTTGTGCCGCCTGAGCCTGCGCTCGCGCTTGTCGCACCATCGCCACTTGCTTGCCAGCCACAATCAAATTCGGGTCCACGCCGAGCATATCGCTGTAGCTATCGGCCCATTGATCCGCATCGAACTTGTCCAACACATCGGGCTTGAACTGCGCCACTTGGCCCAGCCGTCCCAAGAAGCGGTCCACCGCATTCGTCCCCATCGCTCGCTGGGCCTGCGCCAGCATCGACACAAATTCCACATTCAGTTCCATTCCCTGCAATTCCTCTGGGGGACGGGGAATGATGTTCGCCGTAATCATGCGATCAAACGTGGTCTCAATCAGCGGGTCGAGGAGTTCGTTATGCAGCCGCTCCAACACGGGGCCGAGCATCAAGAGCTTCTCTTCATGGCGTTCAGCGACTTCCGTGGCCGTCATGGTGCCGGTTGAGTTGGACAACATCAGAAACAAGTCGGCGTAGAACGCGCCCCGAATCCGCTCTCGCACATCGTTGATGTCCGCAAGGAGATGCGAGAGATCGATGTCCACTTGGAATGCCGTGCGGATGCCCGGAGAGTTGCCATCGATAAACGAAATCCCGCCCGGCAGCGTATCCACATCTTTGTTCTTCATGCTCGTCGGCACTTGGAGCGGCGGCTTGGTCTTGTAGTCGATCCCCTGCGCCTTACGGAGCTGCTCATGTTGGAGTTGCTTGATGTCACCGAGGGCTTCCATGCCGGGGGAGTTCCCGTAGATGTCCCCGCCCGCAATTGCCCACCGTGGAGCCAGTACCGGAAAGTTCTTGAACCCTGATTCCCGGAGGTACGCGGGATGATCACTGCCTGCCTCAAAGTAGCAACTCTTCCACGGCATATTGTCCGCGCTCCGCTTCTTTGCGTCATAGTCGAGGCGGGGTTCAATCGCATGCACAATCGTGATCGACTGATCCAGACTGCCCTGATCGTAGAGATGCCGCACCGTGGTGGAGACGTTCTTAATCCCAAATTCCTGCACGGTCTCCCCGACCGTCTTTTGAAACTCGCGGTAACAGGTATTGACATGGCCCTGGAAATCAGTCGCCAAGCCAAACTCCCCCACGGTCACGGGATAGTGATGCACCACATTCTTGAAGTCGGGCAGGACGATACTCACGCCCGTGCCAAAGCAGCCCAGCTCCTCATACATCTGGTGCAGGGAGCGATAGGTGTTGGACTTCTGAAAGACGAGCTGCATCCGGTGCCCGACATCGTCGAGCCACAGCTTGACCGGGTGATAGGCATTGAGAGCTGGGTCAGGGGTCCCTAATCGGAACCACGGCCTCGCAGGCGAGGTGGCCCCAGCCATCAATCCCGCACCCAAGATTCGCAGGGACCTGGTGCCGGTGCTGTCGTAGATATTGTTATGCCGCCGCCAGCCCTTGTCGCGGTCTTGCGAGAAGTATCGACCGTTACGCGGTAGGATGTACGAGGTCAGCTCCTGCCAGTGCGCCCACCAGGAGGCCCGTTCAGACTTGAGCGCACCCCAGCGGGTAAACACGGCCTGCCGTGCGGCAATGTCTTCTTGCGTGTGCGGCATCCTATCCTCCTAGAAGCGACGACCGTCCTAACGACAACGCGGAGGGATCTACACCCGACGGTCCCGTGAGCATCGTCCCGGCTGCGCCGCCCTGAGCATCCGCTCCAGCGTAATCCATCGCCTCGCGGGTGCCTTGCTGGCGTTTGGATTTCATTAGAATGTCGCTCTGCATCTGTTCAGACCTGTCAGCTTGTGCCTTGGCATCGGTCCTTGCCTGGTCTTGCCTAAGATTCTGGTCTTTCAACGCTTCGTCGCGAGCCGAAGAGGCATCGATCCCGGACTTAATTTGATATCCCGCCGTTGAAGCCATGGAGGCGGCGGCAATGCCTGCGAGAACGCCTATCGCTGTAAGTGCCATTTAAATCTCCTTTGTAAAAACAATTTCTTCTTGTCCATACCCCAACCGTGGAAGCCATCCTGCCATTGGGCTGGTGGCGGTCACCGCCCACACCATGCGAACCGCGCCGCGAGCCTTTGCCTGACTTTCGGTTTCGCGCAGCAACCGGACAGGCACCCGTGTGCGCCGCCAGCGTGGCAACACAAAAAACGCATCGTTTCGACAGAGGTTCATATCTTGGGAGAATTGATTCGGAAGGACAATATTAATACTGTAACCCACCATCTCCTCTCCCATGTACACTGCGATCAGCATCAGCAGTTTTTGTGCTTCAAGTGTGCGATACACCTCAACGTCCAGCTTCACCCCAGCCACACCCACATAGTTAGCTGTTTCGTTCCAGTGACTATCAAATAACGCCTTGCCATCGCACAGCATCTGCTCGACAGATATTGTCTTAATGGCAATGCGAGGCGGGGCAGTTGTCACGGCGGGGTCGGGCCGCAGGACCGCATTCGCGGCAGCGACTAACTCGGTCAGCGGATCGTCAACTTGAATCATAATGGCATCCTACTTAATTCCCCGTTGCGCTTTCGGGTACATGGAGTTCCATTAATTTGCTTTGAGCATATGGTTCACCATGAGCAGCGTCAGAAAAAGAAAGCTTTTCTTTCAATACTGGACTTCCGTTTTTAACACTATCAAGATGATGCTTGCCCATTACTACACCGATGTAATCAGCGGCAACACAATGAGGCTTTACCCCG